CGTTAAATAAAATAAATTGACAAAAGTTTGCTTTTTATTGGATAAATAACTATATTTGGACTATCAACACTATCCCATAGGTATGATTATCATAAAGCTAAAGGAAAATACATTCATTTCAAAAGTGGCATTCAGGCTGATTAAGTCGTTTAAACACAAAGCCGTTGCCACCACAATAGGGCATACCATACATCTGCATAACATCAGTTCACGTTCATTTGCTTACAGGGATAGGTTTTTAAGACACGAAATGCAACACGCTATACAATTTGCCACTATAAAGTTCTTTTGGCTAAAATACCTGTTAGAAACGCTAAAAAGTGGCTATTTCAAGAATAAGTACGAAGTGGAAGCGGAAGAAAGCAAAGATAAGCCATTTCCAAAAGGATATTTGGTTGTTGGTAAAGATATCCTGATAATGTCGAAGTCAGATTTTATAGGTCATGTTCCAACATTGGAATTTCTAAATTATTGGTACAAAACAGATTTTAAAACATATCCCGAAATAGTGCTGAAGTGAGTAAGAACATAAACCTAAATAAAGATGAGGCTATAAGCGAGATAATAGACAGAATCACTAAAGGTGAATCACTTAGGTCTATTTTGCCAGTTAAAAAGCGACCAGAACACCTGCCTGCGCTAAAGACATTTTTAGATTGGGTGGCACAAGATGACAATTTAAGTAAGCATTACGCACGTGCGTGCGAGGTAAGAGCCGATTTGATGTTTGAGGAAATGTTTGAGATTGCCGATGATTCCACCAACGATTATATGTTAAGGAAGATAGGCAATGATGAAGTAGAGGTTGAAAATAAGGAAGTTATAGCACGTTCACGACTAAGGATTGACACAAGGAAATGGGCTTTGTCTAAAATGAATCCAAAGAAATATGGTGACGCATTGAAGCTATCTGGTGATAATGATAGTCCAATACAAGTTAAACACACGGTTGATTTAACAAAACTTAATGACGAAGAACTTAGAACTATTCTTGAATTACAACGTAAGGTCGGAATTAGCGAGTAGAAATATTCTTGATTTTGTACAGTATGTTAAACCAAATTATGAAGCCAACTGGCATCATAAGATGTTGTGCGAGTATTTGGATAGATTCGTAAACGGTGAGATTAAGCGATTAATGGTCTTTATGCCACCACAACACGGTAAATCAGAATTAGTTAGCAGAAACCTACCCGCATTCATTTTAGGCAAAAACCCAAAAGCCAAGATAGTTTTAGCGTCTTATTCGTCTGATTTGTCGTCTTCATTCAACCGTGACTGCCAGCGGATTATAGACAGTAATGAGTATAAGGACGTTTTCCCAAATACAAGACTAAACAGTTCAAACATTGTTACCGTTGCAAAAGGTAACTGGTTGAGAAATAGCGACATTTTTGAGACGGTTGGATATGGTGGATTCTTGAAAACAACGGGAGTTGGGGGTTCTCTTACGGGTACTCCTGCCGATTTCGCTTTAATAGATGACCCGGTAAAGGATAGCGTGGAAGCGATGTCTGCAACATATCAATACAGGAATTGGAACTGGTATAATGACGTATTGTACACCCGTATTCATAACGGGACAAGAATATTGGTTACACAGACACGGTGGGACGTAAACGATTTATCGGGTAAGCTTCTGAAGTCTATGGAAGATGGTAGCGGTGAGAAGTGGACGGTATTATGTTTACCTGCAATTAAGGTGGATGCAACCGACACAACAGACCCACGTGAGGTTGGAGAATCATTATGGGAAAATAGGCATTCATTAGAGAAGTTGTTGCAGGTTCGGTCTCAGTCAATCAGGACATTTGAGAGCCTATATCAGCAGAATCCCAAACCAACACAGTCAGGTGGCGAGTTTTACAAACAATTCAGGCTTGACAAAAACTCATGTAAAACAACATACAACCCTGATTTGCCATTACATATTACATTTGACTTTAACGTAAACCCATATATGACTTGTTGTGTATGGCAGGTAATGGGTAAAACGGCACATCAGATAGACGAAATATGCCTATCATCACCACGTAACACATCAAAATGGACTTGTGTGGAGTTTAAGAGGTTGTACCCTGCGCACAATGCAGGGTTATTTATATACGGAGACCCGTCAGGTAAAAAAGAAGACACACGGACAGAAAAGGGTTCAAACGACTTTACGATAATAACAACAGAATTAGCACAATACAGACCGTCATTGCGAGTATTGACGAAAGCACCACCAGTATCGATGCGTGGTAACTTTATTAACACGTGTTTTGAGACAGGATATGACGGTATTGACATAAAGATAGGATATAACTGCTTAAAGACATTAGATGACTATTCTTACCTAAAAGAAGATAGTGATGGAACGAAGCTGAAAGAGAAAGGAAAAGACCAGTCAACGGGCGTGAGTTTTGAGAAGTTTGGACACACGTCAGATGCTAACGATTACTTTTTATGCTATGTGTTTGCAAATGAGTTCTCGAAGTATCAGCGTGGTGGAAAGGATATTGTGGTAACATACGGCAAGAACGTATCAAAAAACATCTACTAATGTGTGCCATAAATAAAGACAAGGGGTGTTAATGATTTATTTTTGGTTGTATGTATCTAATAAAATCGGACTATAAAAAACTAATTCAGGATGTTAATCTAAATCAGATTATATCCAACGATGATTCTGTTTTGGATGCGGCGCAATTAACAGCACAAGCAGAATCTTTATCTTATTTGCGTCAACGTTACGATGTTGACCATGAGTTTACAGATACAAACGTTTGGAGTTATGTAAAGTCTTATTCCGCACGTGACAGGGTGTACTTAGATGCACCCGCATACCTGCCGACATTAACCTATGCCTTAAACGCTTTAACATTATTTAATGGTTCGGTTTACAAATGTAAAACGGCTATTTCTGTTGGCGAGGTGTTTAACTCGTCTAAATGGGATTTAATCGGGACACAATACACGATTTATCATGCAGTATATCCCGTACAATTATTTAATTATAAAAAGGCTTATTCGGTAGGCGATATTGTTTATTGGGGTGACAAGAAGTACACTTGCAAACAGGCTACAATAATACCAACACACAGTTCAAATCTTCAGTATGGCACGTATGCAGCAACACCAAGAGCAAACGTGTTCCCAGACGATGCGATAGACGGTGCGAAATATTGGACACCTGATACTGCGTATATCGTACCTGCGGGAACGGCATTGAGCAATGAGACATATTGGATTAAAGCGGATAACCGTGACCAACAGATGGTTACATACATGATTGATATTACGTTATTCCATGTGCATTCACGATTAGCACCACGAAATATTCCACAGTTAAGAATTGACAGATATACACACGCAATACAATGGCTGATAGCGGCAGGACAAGGCACAATAACGGCTGCACTTCCATTGTTACAACCCGCACAAGGGAATCGTGTAAGATGGGGAGGAAATATTAAAAATCAAAACAGTTACTAATGGCAAAGAATCAAAATATATTTAGAAAGGCTTTAAACTATGTTATGTCTCCTATTGGGGGTGTGAACTTGCCGGGTAATCCACAATCAAACTTAGCACGTTCTATTTCTCCTGTACAGTTGGCACGTTTACGATACGATGTCGGAATGTGGAGACAAGCGATAGCGGAAGCAGAACAGGCATACTACCCACATAGGGTGCGAATGCAGAATATGTTTATTGACACGGTGCTGAATGGTCACGTGTATTCGTGCATGGAAAGACGTAAGGATTTAACATTGTTAAGAGACTTTGAAATATTGGATGCACATGGAAATGAAGTTGAGGGATTGGAAGACATATTTGAATCTCAATGGTTTCAGTTGCTTGTGTCCTACTCTTTGGATGCCCTTTATTACGGTTATTCTCTTATTTCATTAAACGACATTAACGATGGCCAATTCACGGATATAGGATTGATTAAGCGATGGAACGTGTCGCCAGACAGAAATCAGGTGACAAGATATTTATATGCACAGAATGGTGAGAAATTTTTAGAAGACCCGTACAAAGATTGGCATATTTGGGTAACAACACCATCCGAAACAGGACAAAGCCAATGCGGGTACGGACTGCTTTACAAAGTAGCGTTGTATGAAATATTCCTACGCAATACATTAGGGTATAATGGTGATTTTGTAGAGCTGTATTCACAACCATACAGAATCGGAAAGACTACAAAGACAAATGAAGATGAAAGAGCTTTGTTAGAACAGGCTTTGCAAAATATGGGTTCTTCTGGTTATGCGGTTATTGACCCAACGGATGAGATTCAGTTTTTGGAAACTGCATTGGGTGGTACGGGATGGAAAGGTTACGAGAACTTAGAACAACGATGTGAAAAGAAAATCAGTAAGCTGATATTGGGACACGCAGACGCAATGGATGCGACTGCGGGAAAATTAGGTAGTGAGCAGGGCGGTGAAGAATCACCAATCTATCAAGCGTTAGAAGACAAGCAGACAAATGACGGACGCTTCATTGAAAACATGGTAAACTGTCAGTTGATACCCAAGATGAGGGCGTTAGGATTTAAACTGCCCGAAGGAATAGTGTTTAGGTATTCTAATAATGCGGAAACGGAAGAGGTAAAAAATAGAGCGGTTGAATATGCTACTAAGTTGAGTGCGGTTGCGGTTAATTTAAAGAATGCGGGATTAGGAATTGATGAGCAGTATTTCACGGTAGAAACGGGAATACCTGTATTCGTAAACATGAGTGCAATGCCGACAATGGATGCCAATACGGATAAATTCGATAAGAGGGTAAAAAATAAACTAAACAATCTTTATAAGTGATTTTTAACGATAAGGATATAGAACGTTTATTGCGTTTGATTTACACGGGTAAGTCAACAGAGTCCGCACTCGATGAGGGTATGTATTTTGCTATTGCTGACTATCTAAAAAAGGGATTATACGAAGGATTCGGTATATCGCTTAATGAATTGTCGACTGCGTTAGAGAAAGGATTAGAAACGGCATTTGATGCGTCAGATTTGGCACTATTAGCGGAGTTGAGAGAGAATGTTTATATGTTTTCATCCGCTAAGTTATTTCATGAAACAAAAGACTTTAGGGGTGCTATGATTGGTGAGGACGGACAAGTAAGAAGTTTTAAGGAGTTTAAAGAGTTTGTTGTACCAATGAATGAGAAATGGAATGAGAATTGGTTAAAGACAGAGTACGAAACTGCATACGGACAAGCACAAAATGCAGTCAGATGGAATGAGATTGAAAAAAATAAAGACGTGTTACCGTTGTTGAAATATTCCGCCATTGAGGATGACAGGACAAGCGAGATATGCGCACCATTGGACGGTGTTACGTTACCAGTTGATGACCCGTTCTGGGATACGTTTATGCCGTTGAATCACTTTAATTGCAGGTGTACAGTAGAACAGCTGATGGATGGTGACGAAACAAGCAAGGATAAAGTGGAAGACTTAACTAAGTCAAGCGGTGGTGAAATGAACGATGTGTTTAAGATGAATCCGGGTAAAGAAAAGGTGGTATTTGATAAATCACACCCATACTTTGACGTGGAAAAGAAAGACAAGGAATTTGCCAAAGAGAATTTCGGGATGCCGATACCTGAATACGACTAATATGAGAAAAGGAACAGGATATAAAAGAACAGGTGTTATGATAGTGGATATGGTTTGCGCTTGTGTAAATCATTATGAATTATCACAAACACCCGTTGATAGAATCACGCTACACCCTGTAAGATTTAAGGAGTTCTGTGATTACGTCAATAAGGTTATGCCTGAATACGAAATAGACAGAGCGATAGATTTTGATGATGTGCGTATAACGTGCGGAACGGAATTTATGAATGAAAGTATGTATTACTATTTCAAACAACCAAAGACACAGGCTTAATGGCAGATAGATTCACATTTGAACGGGTAATGCATAACTTCACTAAGCTGAAGAAGGATTTACCTATTCTATTAGCGAATGATGCACAGAACTACTTTGTAAAACCGTTTAAAACAACAACGGGTCAGGGATTTGACGGTAAGGCGTGGACGGCACGTAAGAAGGAAACAAAGAAGAGTATCGGTAAGCCGATATTAGTTGGAACTGGTAAGTTAAGACGAGCTGTGCAGAATAGTGTAAGGGAAAAAACCTTTGATAAGGTGCGATTAGTTATTGATGGTGGAAGTATTCCTTATGCAAGTGTGCATAATAACGGAAGTGATGAGATGCCACAACGTCAATTTATGGGACAGAGTGAAGAACTGAAAAAAGAGCAAAGAAAGACCATTATTAAGTTCATAGATAAGATTTGGAAATGAGTTTAAAAACAACGATAACGGATATAATGACAAGGCTGCGGGAAATACCCGAACTAAACTTTGTTCACGTATTCAATAACCAATTCCAGTACATGGAATCACAGGAATCATACTCTTTCCCGTTCCCATGTGCATTTGTAGAGATAATAAACCAACAGAGCTATAATCAGCTTTTAAGCGGTTATCAACAGTCAGATATTGACATTAGAATACACATTGGACAGGAACAGTACGATGCCGGTAACGGTGACATGGAACAGAACTTAACTATTCACGATTTACGGGATTTGGTTTATTCTAAACTATCACTATATAAACCTTCCATGTGCGGTGAACTAAGTAAGATAGCAGAAAGTCAGGATTATGAACACACTAATATTTATAAGTACACAATGGACTTTAGAACGTGTTTTATTGATAAGGTAGGAAGTACATTAATAGAGCCGACATTGATTGACCCGATAGAATTAGATTTAGTGGTGACACGGGATAACGGAATGAATCCAGACATTGATAAACGAGAAATAATTATACAATAATGGCAAGAACAGTAGATAACATACAGACAGACATCATAAACAAGGTTGAATCTTCAGCAGATTTAAGCGGTCTTACATCACAGTCCAGACGTTCAATCTGGATTATGTTTACTTATGTTTTTGCTTACATACAATCACTTTTTGAGCAGAAAACTGACATATTTAAAACCGAAATAGAAAACATTGTGGATGTCGCAGCACCAAACACGGCAGCATGGGTACAAAATAGAGTATTTAAGTTTCAATACGATGCTACCACTCCACAGGTAATAACGCTTAACAATTTAGTGCCGTCCTATCCTACCATTAATGCAGATTTACAGATAGTGACAAGGTGCAGCGTAAAAGCTGATTTATCCAATAACGTTAAAATAAAAGTGGCTAAAAGTGAGCCACCCGTTGCGCTAACAGCACCCGAAAAATCAGCGTTACAGGATTATGTTACTACGATAGGATGTACAGGTATCAACTACCTTGTTTCGTCTTCCGATTCTGATAAGTTGTACGTGGAAGCAGATGTTTATTATCAGGGACAGTATTCCGCTATAATATCGGATAGCGTTATCGCTGCGATAGAAGCGTTTTTAGCTGCCCTACCTTTTGACGGACAAGTATTACTATCTGACTTAGAACGTACAATTAGAACGACAACAGGCGTTAAAGACGTGGTATTAAAGAACGTTAAAGCACGTGCAAACGGAACGGCATTCAGTAGTGCGACATCTTTGGTGACTTCAAATGCGGTTATATCAAGAAATTGGAATACGGTTGCTGGTTATATCGTAGGTGAAACGGAAACGGGCGAAACATTGGTAGATAAATTAAACTTTATACCTCAATAATGGGAATATACACGGTTAACTATTACACACAAGCGGCAAACGCACTCCCAGTCAATAAGAGACTGCCAAAATACCTATCATGGGTAAATAGCATTGTTTCTCCTATGGTGTGGCTACGTGATGTTGTCTTTGAGGTGTTTAAGGCGGGTTTTGAATACAATGAATATGCTGCGGGTACTTATGCCATTGGTGACAGGGTAAAATACAATAAGTCTATCTACGAAAGTTTGGTAGGTGGGAACACGGATGCACCAACAACCGATAAATGGATTAAGATAGTAGATAATTTCATTGGCACGGATGAGCGTGTACTATTCAGAAGCGAAAAGATAATATTTGAGTACGCATTGAATAAATGGTTTAACACAGATGCAAATCCGTGTGTGTGGTCAAACATTCCCGCAGCATCCACAATCTATATCACTAATAATGCGATAGCTTCAGGATTCTTCAGGGTTGGAACGTCACAAGATTTATCTTCTTACGTTGGATTCGGTGAAGTTGGAGAGCCGATAGGTAATGATGGTGGTGCGGTCACTATTCAGTATGCGTACACCATAAACATACCGACTGCGGTATATGCTGCATTTGGTGCGGATGCGTCAACAAGAGAACAGACAGTAAGAAACTTTGCCGACAAATACAATATAGTAGGATTATTTTATAACATACAAACATATTAAGAAATGAGAATTATAGATGAAAGTTTAATACCAACAGGAGACGCTGCATACTTCAAACAAGGCACGTGGACGCACTTACAGAAAGCGTATAAAGAAGCTATTGACGCATTGGCTAAATGTGTTATCAAAGACTACAATAATACTAAGGTGTATATCCTTTACGGGTGTGTGGCTACTGGTACGAATCCGGGTGCAAGAACATTTACGGCGGGTGCGGTTTATTATGCAGGTGAAGTTTACTTAGTACCTGCTGCAAGTTTCACGACAACAGGAAGCGATGTTGCAGTTGCTAACATTACAACGGTTTATAATACTACCGATTATTCGGTTGACCCACAGACAACACCCGGAGGGAACACAATAAGCATACACGCTATCAGAACGATAGAAATAAGTGCGGGAACAAGTGGAAGCGGTGATGTTGACGATTTTATCGATTGGCTGGATGCGGGTGTTGCGCATAAAAATGAATTTACAAACATTGCATCTTCTGTTTCTGTTAATAATGTTTTTACAGTTCAAACAAAATCAATTAGTAAGTATGTATCAGGATTTACAAGGGTAATACTTCAACTAATAAGTTCAACAACTATAACAGCAGATTCTGTATTAGCGTCTGGATTTGCAGTTCCGTCTTCAACCGAACTTCCGATAAGGGCGTTTTATACGGTAAGCGGAACAACAACAGCGATAGATTTAATTTTAAATTCAGTTGGAGAGTTAAGAAATATAACAACGCTTACATATTCAGCAACACCATATCTGCTTACCATACAATTTATAATTTAATGATTAGCTATGAACGAAACGAAAACGAAAAGCATCTCACACAAAAGAAGGATTACCTGGGGTGTCTGGCTTATATGCAAATGTTGCATCAATGACCAATGACGGTTCAACAACATACACACCAATTAGTTTAAATCATGTATTATCTGCGGGTAAATTAAAAACAATGTCAGCAATATCAACAAATTCAATTATCTGTATATTTTTCACATACAAAAAAGGGTAAATAATGGACGACGTAATTAAAAAGAATAAAAGCATTGCACAGGAAAGACGGGTGGTTTGTTATCCACCACCAAAGTATCACACGCTTTTAGATGGGTACATCTCATCAAATGAAATGAAACGTTCTGAAGCATTAACTGAAATTATGCGTAATTTCTTTGACAAGATGCCAGAAGCGCAAAAGGCAAGATGTATGAATGAGGGAATAAAAATAAATAAATCAAAGCACAGTTATTGATTTGGTAGATTTAAAACTACCGTCTTCGTACATATCCACTTTAATGATAAGCTGATTGGGAACGGGTGCGGTTAATTCCGCACCACCTAAATCGAAGTATCTTGTATCAATAATCTTTCCTTCGTTCTTATGGTTGATTATGCCCGTTGGTATTGATGTTCTCTTTTTAATGTAAATACTAAATAGGCTGCCATTGTATATAGGTTGCAGTATCCTTGCCGTTCCCGTATCTGCATTGGCTGGGATTAACACCTTAACAAAATAGAATCCTTTTGATGCATCATATCTTGCCTTATACCCTGCTGATGTATCAGAATACAATGTAAACTTTGGTGAGTATGGGTTAGATTGATTTGCAAACCAGTTAGGTATTAACTGAATTATTGCCCTTTGCTCGGGTTTAAACGTTGCAATATCAATAGAATAGTAAATATTGATAGAATCTCCCGTATAAACGGTGTCAATTGGTGTCTTTGATGCAAAGTACAGGACTGCGTTATAATCGTGGCTTTGAGAATACGCAGCAAAAGAAAACAGGGCAAATGTAGCTAATAATAGATTTTTCATAGTTGTTTATTTAAAAGACAGGAACAGGGCGCAACCTGCGAAGTCTGTATGCCATAAGGAATACTGCGCCCTGCCATGTCGTGATTATAAATTTTAGATTGCAGCATACATTAAAACTTCGTACCACAATATTACACCTAATATTCCAAAAAGTCAAGTCCTATCCCAAAAATACAATTGTGTGCCATATCAAGGCTTGACAAATCTGCCCTTATTATTATTGTGCAATGGATTTCCGATACACGGTGGATGTGAATAGCGATGAGCCTGTGATGCTTTTAAATAAGCATATAGGTTTTGATAGTGAGGATGGTATGGGAATAGATGGAAGTTCTTTTCAAGCTGAATTACTTTACCTCGATAGTCTCGGTAAAAACAAGATTAAAGTAAGAATCAACAGTCCCGGTGGTTCGGTTTTAGATGGCATGGGTATTTACAATGCAATACTTACTTCCAAAACAAAAGTTGACACCTATTGTGACGGTATCGCTGCAAGTATTGCCGGTGTAATTTTTCAAGCGGGTCGTAACAGAATCATGTCTGATTACGGTCTATTAATGTACCACAATCCTTACAACCCGAACGGGACTGAAGACGAAGGTTTAAGTAAAATCAAAGAATCCTTAGCGGTTATGATATGCTCACGATGTGGTAAGACACGGGATGAGATAAGGGCAATAATGGATAAGACAACATGGGTTACAGCAACAGAAGCGATGGGAAGCGGTTTGTGTGACAAAGTTGAATCATCCAGCGATTATAACAAAAAGAGAATGGTTGCTGCGGGTGAAGACATGAAAGCCTTTTGGAAAGAATCGAATGTAGTATTAAACAGTTTATTCAATAAAAATAAGAAAATGATTAAAGTAGCAAATAAGTTAGGACTTAATCCAGAATCAAACGAGGACGTAATCCTAAATGCAGTATCTGAAATTCAGAACAAGTTAGCAGAAACAGAAACAAAAAACAAATCCAATGAAGATAAAATCTTAGAGTTGGAAATTTCAGCAGAAGCAAAACAGAAAGAATTGGAAGCAATCTCAAATGAGTTAGCAGAACTGAAAAACAAAGCAATCGAAGCTGAAGAAGCTTTGAAAACAGTAAACGCTGAAGCATTGGTATCTGAAGCGGTTAACGCAGGTAAAATCAAAGAAGAAGGCAAGGCAACATGGTTAAACATGGCTAAGAACGACATCGAAGGTGTTAAGGCTATGATTGAAGCATTGCCATTAAATAAAACTGCACCAAAGATTGAAGAGGATGCACCAAAAGCACCTTACAGTATGGCTGCAAAAATGATTGAAATTCAAAACAGAAACAAAAAATAATAAACAAACAAATTAAAATTTAGAAAATGGCAGATGGATTTGTAATATCGGACACCACATACGCAGGAGAGGCTGCGCAACAGTTTATCCTTAAAGCGATAACAGGTGCTGACACCATTAATGGTGGACACGTTTACGTTAAAGACGGAATCAAAAAGAAGTTTACCATTCCACGTTGGGATGCAAACTATGAAGACTTTATCCAAGATAGAACGGCTATGCCTACTGTTGGTCAAGGTCAAATGACGGTTGATGCAGTAGCATTAGAGCCACAAGATTACATGATTTTCGCAACATTCAATCCACGTGACTTTGAAGACCAATGGTATGCAACACAATTAAATCCTACTTTGATTGACCGTGCGTTACCACATTCGGCAGAATCGGTAGTTGTTCAGGGTGTAATGGCACGTCACGCAAAGTTTTTCAATAAAGCTATCTGGACTTCAGATTCTGACAGTACAGGTATTTACGCATACTTTGACGGTTTGGTAAAACGTGTTAAAGCGGGTTCTACTGCTGCGGGTACAAACGTTTCAGGTACAACTTTGAGTGTATCTAACATTCAGGGAGAGATGAAAAAATGTTACGACAAAATAACTCCTGCGTTACGTTATGACCCATCAATGAAGTTCTTTGTGTCTTATGCTACTTATGACCTGTATGCACAATCACAAATCAACCAAACATACAAAGGTGTTGACACCACTAAAGAAGGTGTACCAACATTTAAAGGACGTGAGGTTGTTAAGATTGCTGATTTTCCAGATGATACTATTGTAGTTGCGAAAGGAACTGCGGGTATGGATTCTAACTTATGGGTTGGTATCAATAGTGTTGCGGATGAAGGTTTGCAATTACAAAGACTGCGTCCTGAAGGTGAATTGTTCTTTATCAAATTATTGATGAAAGCAGATACACAAGTTGGTTGGGGATTGGAAACAGTTTACTACGGTGCATAATTAATAACAAAACAAAATAATAAAGATGAGATTTTTCATATTGATTTTAGGTTTTTCATTGTTTTCTCTTAGTGTGGTGGCGCAATCCACCACACCAAGATTCGGTTTAACACCAAATTCAGACCAGTCTTCCCGTGTGTTAAATAATAACATGGTAACGGTTACAGATACAACAGGTGCAGACAGTACGGTATTATCTATCCACGCATATAACTCTTTAGTTAAGGTTGCGTTGTTAGATAGTTTTACCTTAAAAAGTCCTACTGTTAGCGGTTGTTACTTTGGTGATAAACTGACATTAGTTTGTACAGGTACTTCAGGTGATAAATTAAAGTTTACGGGTTCTAATTGGGTAAGCACGGGTACTGCAACATTGTCAAGTGGATTGAAAGCAATCATATCTTTCATTTTTGACGGTGCAAAGTGGGTTGAATCAGCGAGAGTCGTACAATAATTAACTTTTTAAATAACATAACATGGCATTGAACGATATTACGTTCGTAAAAGGTCAGGGTGGATTAGGCAGAGCCTTAGCGGGTGAAGACCATATATCAGGACTTATATACTACATAGCAAATGGTTCTTTACCAAGTGGATTCAGTTCTACCGATAGAATCAAAACAATCTACTCCGTTGCGGATGCGGAAGCGTTAGGGATAGCATCTGATTATTCAGATGCAACACCTGCAACGGGTACAATCACAGTAACCAACAAGGGTGCTGATGGTGATACACTAAAGATTACGGTTACAGAGCCTAATAGCACGGTAGTAACATTGGGTACTTACACAAAGGTTTCAGGAGATAGCACGGTTACGCTTGTAGCTGCTGCATTGAAAGCGATGATTAATGCGGGTACGGTTACACATGGTTATTCTGCTGATAATTTAGCGGGTGTTCTGACAATTACTGCACCCAAGAAATTGGGGACATTCTTAAATTCAGGCACACCAATTACAGTTACAATCGTAGGGACTATTGCACAGACATTAGTACAGTTTGCAAGTGGCACGGATTCTTTACAGGCGGTTTGGCATTACCATATCGCTGAATATTTCAGGGTTCAACCAAAGGGTGTATTGTATCTTAACTTTTGCGCAGTACCAGGTTCTTATGACTTTGCTGAATTGGTTACACTACAAAATCATGCAGTTGGCAAGATTCGTCAGGTAGGTATCTACAAGCCTGCAAACGCATTCAGCACGGCTAATTTAACGGCTATTCAAACACAATGCGATGCGTTGGCTGTGGTTCACAAACCTATTTCAAGCGTTCTATTGGGTGCTGATATTTCAGGTACAACAGACCTTAGTACATTGTCAGACTTAAATAGTTTGACGGCATACAATGCAAGTGCGGTTATCGGTCAAGACGGTGGCGGGTTAGGAGACTTCCTGTTTAAGTGTCACACATCTGGAAAGTCTGTTACCTGTTTAGGTGCAACGTTAGGTGCAGTTTCTTTGGCTTCGGTATCACAAGACATTGCATGGAAAGCTAAGTTTAACATGAGTAACGGTGTGGAGTTAGATACTTTGGCATTTGCTAACGGGACTAAATTTACAAGCGTTTCGGATTCACAGGTTGCAGCATTAGACGCATACAGATATATATTTTTACTTAAAAACGTTGGTTCATCTGGTTCGTTCTTTAACGATTCGCATACCGCAATTTCAATCAGTTCTGATTACGCTTATATTGAGAACAACAGAACTATTGACAAAGCAATAAGAGGTGCTTATGTATCATTACTTCCAGAGATTGCAGCACCTATTCAGTTGAATAGAGACGGCACATTATCGGATGTAACGATAGGACATTTAACAAGCGTTGCAGCACCAAACTTAGACCAAATGGTAAGAGACGGTGATTTATCAAATTATTCAGTAACAATCAATCCTACACAGGATGTGTTGGCTACTTCTAAGGTTATAATTGCAATCGCTTTATTACCAAAAGGAGTAAGCAGATATATTCAGGTGAACATTGGATTTACAACATCATTATAAGTATGGCAACACCATTAATAAACGGTATTAATTACAATTGGGCGGGAATCAAAGTTGTATTGTTTGGCGTTCCTGTTGTTGGAATCACTAAGATTTCATACAAGACAAAACAGAAGAAAGAAAACAACTACGGTTTAGGTACAGAGCCTATTTCAAGGGGTTACGGAAACAAAGAGTATGAAGGTTCAATTGAACTTTATATGGATGAGTGGAAAAGAATTATTGAAGCTGCACCGGGTCGTGACCCATTGGCTATTGCGCCATTTGATATTCAGGTATTGTACGGGAATAACGCACTTGCACCAGATAAAAAGGATGTATTAAGAATGGTTGAGTTTATGGAGAATCCTTTAGATGCAAGTCAGGGAGACACTAAATTGACCGTAACTATTCCATTAATCATTGCAGCAATCGAAAGATAATGACGGCAGAAGAAATTAAGTTAAAGGCAGATGAGTTAAGCAAGACTGTAGGGGTGAAAGTAACACCTATTGTTTTTGTTGACCAAGATGATAAGGACAAACAGGTAATCGGATTCTTAAAAGAGATTCCGTTAATCACTAAGTACCGCATCATGGACAGAATGGCTATGGGCGGATTTTCTGCTTGTGCTGAAATGTTGGAGGACTGCTTACTACCTGAAAGTGATAAGAGAATTTTAACCAATGACGTTTACGCATTGGGTGCGGTTCAAGAGATTTCAAACATGGTTCAAATAGCAATGAATCAGTTTAAAAAAAAATAGATGAAGGATTTATAGCTATGCCGGATAGCGATAGTTTAGGATTAGAGCATTGGACGGCTTTAATCCTTTTTTATTTTAAAGAGGATGCGGAGTTTATGAGTGAAGACCAGTTTTGTAAACGGATAAATCAGTTAAGCTACGCATTAAGACAAACAGGTAAAATGGGTTAAGATGGCAGAAAATGTAGAATATATACTATCCCTTAAAGATTTATTTTCAAGCAAAATAAAGGAAGCTGACGGTGCAGCAAAGGGGTTACACTCCACTATAGCGGGGATAGCGGGGTTGGCTGCTGCTGGATTCGGTTTAATTGGTGGTGTGGCGTTCCTTAAAAGTTCTGCTGAAGCATTCAATGAAGCGGATAAAGCGAGTGCGCAACTAAACGCAACCTTAGCGAGTACAGGCGGAATTGCGGGACGCACAAAAGAACAGTTAGACGCACAGGCGGAAGCGTTGATGCGTGTAAGCACGTTTGATGATGATGCTATTACAGGTGCGCAGTCTTTACTGTTGACGTTTACGAATATACGAGGTGAGATATTAGACAAGACCACACCTGCTATATTGGATTTAGCGACTAAGATGGGTGGTGATTTAAAGGGTGCGACTATTCAAGTAGGTAAGGCATTGCAAGACCCTGCGCACGGGATGTTAGCATTAAGAAAGGCGGGTATCTCATTTAGTGAATCACAACAAGAAGTTATTAAGAACTTACAGGCTACGGGAGATTTAGCAGGTGCGCAAACAATCATACTTGCTGAATTAAACAAAGAGTTCGGAGGTTCTGCACAGGCGGATGCGAATACATACGCAGGGCAATTAACTATCCTGAAGCATGAGTTTATGAACGTCAAAGAAGAGATAGGCGGTATAGTAATGGGATTGGTTATTAAGTTAAAACCTGCACTTGAAAAAGGGATAGAGTTATTTAAAGATACTGTTGATTGGATTGGGAAGAATAAAGAAATGTTTGAAGCTTTAGGTGTTACGATTGGTATCGTTGGTGGTGCGTGGTTAATTTATCAAGTTCCATTAATAGCTACTGCCGTTGCAACTTCTGTTATGACGGCTGCGCAATGGGCGTTAAATGTGGCATTAGATGCAAACCCGATAGATATTGTAATTGTGGCACTCGCTGCACTTGCGGGAGGTATTTATTATGCATGGCAGAAGTCAGAAACATTCAGAGGTGCAGTTATGGGAGTTTGGGAGGTCCTTAAAGGATTATTCAATTTCGTTGTTTCCGCAGGTAGCGGAATAGGTACATACTTAGAGGGAATATTTACGCTTGACACGGAAAAGATAAAGTCAGGTGCAATGGAAGTTGCAAAGGCGTGGAAAGACATGGATTTAGAAGCTGACTACAATAAAGGCTTTACAATCGGTGCGAAAACAATGGGCAAAGATACTGAAGAAAAGAAGGGTGTTGCAAAGTCACCAACTGGCAAGGCATCTGCATACCCAACGGACGCATCCACAAAGAAAACAAAAGCATCCGCAGGGAGTGTTACGGGTCCTAAGTCTTACAATATAAATATATCAATAGGAAACTTAGTTAAAGACTTCACGGTATCAACTACAAATGTGACTGAAGGTGCTAACAAGGTAAAAGAATTGGTAACACAGGCATTATTGAGTGCAGTAAATGATTCACAGATAATTGCAGAACGATGAGCGATTTAATAAGAGAATATAACTTACAGAACGTGCGTGTAATTGATGCACGTCCACCCGTTGTAATTGTGCAAACACCACAATCTTCAACGAATAATCCTTATGAAGATAAGATTAAACAAACGCTTTACAACGATACTGAGTTATACAAGTCTGCATTAGGTACACCAGTTCTTACTAACATTCAGTTTTTAGGGCAGAATTGGAAAGACCAGTACGGAAAATCACAGACATATAAAACGTTGACTTTTGATGCTATCCTGATAACGGTAAATCAATCTAAGAATATCGTTAAAACAGACATACAGGGGCGTGATGGAACGATTAAAGAGTACATAGGTAAAGGAGATTATGCCGTAACGATTAGTGGGATAATAACGGCTAAAAACGGGCATTATCCAAAAGATGAAGTAAAAGATTTAAAACGAATGTTAGATGCCAATATTGCAATACCTGTTGTTAGTTGGTATCTGCAAAATTTAGACATCTCAAATATAGTAATAACGGATTACGAAATAGCACAGGAAGAGGGAGGTTATTCATATCAGAAGTTTTCCATTTCAGCACTAAGCGACACACCAACAGAAATACAGATTTTCAATGCTTAATTGTATCACATACATAGAGATTAACCAAGTATCATCTACTGCGTTCCCGAATAGGAATAAGTTGTTATTTTTTGACTTTGTGAACGAATTTGAAGCGGAAAGTAGTTGGGAAAGTCTTACTAATAATGCTAAAATAACGTTACCTAAAAACATATCATATAGAGATGAAAATAACAGACTGCAATCCATTATAAATATTGGTGGGTTTACAGATAATCCGTTCTTTTTGCGTGGTGATAAAATAAAAATCAGCTACGGGTATCAATACTTTGATGATAAAGGCAATCAGGTAACGGATGTGAACGAATGTTTTAACGGTTATATCAGTTCAGTGTCTTCAAAGATGCCTTTTACAATAGAGTGTGAGGATGCAATGTGGAAACTTAAACAGACAGTAGCAACACCCGGTGAATACAATGAATCTGTTGAAACGATGATACAAAAGTGGATGCCAGATGGACTGACTGTAAACACAAAAACATCAACTAAGATAGGAAAATTCACGGTGCAAAATGGTGAAACGGTAGCGCAGGTAATAATGAGACTACGCAAAGATGCACATTTAGAATTTTCATTTCACGGGATGGAATTGCGATGCGGATTTTTAGTGTACGATGAGCAACAGGCAATAGAGGACGAAGCAAAACAGAAAAAGGTATTCAGATTCCAAAGAACGATAATAGAAGATAATCTAACGTACACACGAAAGGATGATATAAAACTAAGTGCGGTTGCAAAATCATTTGTGACTAAAGAAACGGGCGGACAAACAAAAGACGGTCAAAAAAAGACCAAAAAAGAAGACTTATTCGTATTGGTTTACACCAAAGATGGTGAGTTTGCGCAAATGGTAAAGAGCGGAAGCGATAGTTTTCCCGCAAATGACGAGGGTGAAAGAAGAACTTTTTTCTTCTTAGGCGTTGCGGATGCAAACGAATTAGGAAACAGAGCAAAGGAAAAGCTACAAAGATACTATTACACGGGATTTAAAGGGTCATATACCACGTTTGCAATACCATTTGTAAAGAGTGGCGATAATGTTTATATAGTTGACCGTGTGCTATCTGAAAGAAGCGGATATTATAAGGTAAAAGGAGTTAAATATAGCGGTGGGACTTCAGGACACAGGCAGGAAATATCATTGGATTATTTTATAAGAAAACTAAACGACACAGAAATAAAGAACTATGGCAGGTGAAAGACAAATACAAGAAGCTATTTTACAAATATCTGGCAATAAAACACAGGACACGGTTACAATTGTGGAATGTACGGTAGATTCTGTTAGTGAATCATCCCGCACTTGCGACTGTACGACATTAGACGGTATTAAAATAAGTGGCGTTAGGTTAATGAGTGAAGTTGATGACGGTGTGTTAACTATCCCTACTATTGGTTCTATCGTAATTGTGTGCCATACAAAGAGATTAGAGCCTTTTATTTGTCAATTTAGTAGTGTTGATAGAGTTCTTATAATTACTGGCGATACGACTATTGAAGCTAAGGATGGAAGCGTAAAGTTTAACGATGGTTCTTTTGATGGTTTGGTTAAAATAGGTGACTTAATAACGAAGCTAAATAATCTTGAAAATATAGTTAATCAGTTTATCGGTTTATATAACGGTCATGTTCACGCAAGCAGTGGAGTTACAACGGTTTCATTGGTTACGCAAACGCTTACACCAACGCAACAATCAGAACTTGAAAACACATTGATAACACACGGAAAATAAACGAGGTGCGGTGGCGCAAATTAGCCTACGTTATGGACGGTATTGATACCGATAATGGTGGCTAATTAATATAGAAATTATGTTTGTAGATTTTACACAGGACGGGGATGGTGATTTGCTTGTTGCGAACGGTGATTTTGTTTTGTCTGATTCCGACACTATGCACATTGAAGATACTATCGTTTCTCATCCCGGTTGGTGGAAGCAATACCCGACAGATGGTGTTGGTATCTCCTACTTCGTTAAGTCCACAGGTCAAGAACAAGTGTTAGCACGTTCAATCAAACTTCAGTTAGAATTAGACGGCTATCAGGTTGACAATCCGATAGTGTCATTTATTAATGAAAAACTTACAATAAATCCAAATGCTATCAGAGTATAAATCTACGGATGGACAGTCATTAATTGACGTATGTTTAAATACATACGGTTCTACTGATTATATCTATAAGATGATACAAGATTCGGGTATTGACAATTTAGACTATACACCAAAAACGGGAGACGTTTTTTTATATGACGTTTCACTAACTGTAAATAGTGACACAAGCAGAACGCAGGTAATTACAGATACAAGATATTCAACAAACTATTAAGATGACACCTAAAAAATATACAATACCTGCGCACGTAAAGGGAGACACATTCATGAATGGTTTGGGTTTGGTTTTTGTATTAACAACAGGAACAGGACAAGCACCATTAGATTTAACAGGGTACAAGATAAGATGTCAATTTAGATTTGGCAGTAAGACGGGTTCGGTATCTGTTTCAACTTCAGAAACAAACGGAATAATAATTTTTGATACAAATAAATTTAGCCTTTTGGCTGACAAATATATAATTGATTGGGCGGTTGGTACTTACTACTACGACATAGAATTTACAGACACGGAAGGTGTTATAAACACTTATTTAGAGGGTACTATTTCAATAACACAAGACGTAACAACACCAAATGGCTGATATTGAAATAAATATTATACCCGACATAAATATCGTAAACATTCAGATTAACGAGAATGGATATAGTTCGCCAGATGTATTGCTTATCACAGGCGATAACACTAATACATATACAAGTTCTTATTTGATAGGACGTAAGATTTTACAAGTTTCTATTGATTCACAGATTATAGATGAGGACTATTTTACGTTTACGATTACAACAGGGAATATAGACTTTGAACAGGTAATAAGCACAGGTGCAAAAATAAGAGTAATATACACATGAGAAATTTAGCAATTATATTTTTATTGTTTTCACTATCAGCAAACGCACAGATAGTAAATCGTTTTCGGGATTCGACATGGTTTGCGAAGGGGGTTAGATTTGATAGTGCTATCTATTTAATCAAAGGTGCGGGAAACGGAAAGGTATTAACGAGTGATGGGAACGGTCGTGCGACATGGCAGACGTTTTCGAGTAGCGGAGTTAGTCAGGGAACTTTAAATGACAGTATATTGTCAGTTCGTAATATCAGAAAGGCAGATACTGTTTATAAGAAGTCCACAAATAGGGATTTAACGTACTATAAAATAAATGGTGTTGAATATAGCTTTAAAGACAGTAGCGGTGTTTCTTTGTCGGCATTGAATGATAGTATTGCAAGGGTAGATTCAACGATAAATAACATGACGTTTCCATATATCCCACTAAGCGGAACGGCAAGCGGTAGTCCTGTAACGGGGGATATAGAAATAAATACAAGCGTTGGAGGTGATACTCGTAAATTTTATCAAACGCAAGGTGTTGGCGAGTTATCGCTCCAGCTTAATAATGATGAGCATTTTATATCTCTTTATAATTCTGAGGCTATAACAGGCGAAGAAACCTATATAAAAATGAATAATAAATATTTTCTATTTTATACAGATAATGCAAGTTCAAGAGGCATTGTAGGTTTTCAGGATTATACAGCCAATATAACGGATTTAGACTACACACAAAAGAAGTATGTAGATACACACATAGCAGACACGGCAAATGTACTACGTGGACTTATTCCAAACGTATCAAGTTATGCAACTATCACAAATCTAAAAGACAGTACGGCACTTGTAAGGGGTTTAATTACATCTTCAATTCCCACATTTTCTTTATCAAAATCTACAAATAGAGATTCAATAGTTACCATATTTAACGGTACAAGAACGGCTGTTAAAGATTCATTGCCAACTGTTTCGGCAACAAGTACCACAACCTTTACAAATAAGAGAATAACGGCAAGGGTTGATAGTACAACGTCAAGTGCAACTCCTACTATCAATACTGACAACGTAGATACTTATATGCTAACTGCACAGGCGGTTAATATTACATCATTTACAACTAATTTAAGTGGTACGCCAACAAATGACCAAATACTGCATATTGTTATAAAAGGTACGGGCGCAAGAACTCTTAGCTGGGGTTCATCATTTGAAGCGAGTACGGTTGCGTTGCCAACTACTACTGTAAGTACAGATAGATTAGATGTTTATTTCATTTGGAATACTTTTACGAATAAATGGAGATGTGGCGGAGTATGGTAAAAAAGATTCTCATATTATTATTTGTTTTCAGTTCGATATTTTCTTACGGACAAGCTAACAGATTTGCAGGGTTTGGAAGTCGTAATACTTGTCCTGTTGAAGCACTCGCATTCATTGACAGC